GGCGTGATACTTTCTTCACGGCCGTTGCGGCACCAAGACGGTCGTAGTGACCCGAGTCGCCCTTTTGGCTCTCGTTACGGACGGTCGGTTGAAGGCGTGAGCCTTTTTGTTGGCTGAGGTGGAAAACTTCTGCTTTATACTGCGCTACAAACGCCGTGGTGATCTGTGATGACATTTATTGTCTCCATAAAAGTAGTTTAAGATTTTTAAGATTGCTCTTAGCTTCTTGAACTACCCGGAGAGCCGGATTCAAATAACGCTGCACTCTCGTGCGCAAGGAACCCCGCTAATGGATCTACCCTCACGCACAGTATCGACATACTGTGTAGAAATTTCAACATCAAATGTGAAGATTCCCACACAACCACAGGCCCGGGGGTCGCTTAAGACCCTTCGGGATGCATAATTTTGAATAGGCCAGACACCTCGTCCTTAGCCGCTTGATGTCCCGGGTGGGTCTTAACACGGTAGGGGTGTTGGGAATTGCCCATGATCTCGCTCGCTCGGGCCTGCGCCTCTGCAGGGGTCATGTTGCCAAGTACACCGTCGCCGTGGCCGCGAAAAGTGTCGTCCTTAAAGAAGGAAGACGCCTTTGCAAGGAGCTTCATTACGACCGGATGTGCGCCGAGGCCGTCAGCAACCAACCGCTCGCGCTCGCCCTGATCTGGCACAAGCTCGCGAAAGGCAATGTTGGCCCTCTTCACGTTCTCGTCGTAGCCGGGGCCCCAGGCCTCTTTAAGGCTACTTAAATCTTTAGCATGCTTCGTCTCCGCAGCCTGCTCGCTCTCTGCCATCTTATCTCGCGAGAAAGCATAGAAAGACCCGAAAACCTTCTCCAATTGATGTGGCATCACACCCGCCTGAACGGCCGCTTCCTTTATGGACTTAACTAAAGTCGGATCCATTGTCTTCTCGTCCACGCCATCGGGGAGTTTGAAGTTATAGTTCTCGGCCTTATCCGGGGCCCCAAGCTTTCTAAAAGTCTGGAGCCAGTCCTGCTCCGTCGCGTGCTTCGCATCGGGGATGGCAATGCGCTCTTTGCCGACCATCTTCTGGGATGAAATGTAGCTCTTCACCAAGGAGGTGGGGTCCTTAATGACTGACATGCTCGGATCTTTTCTCAATTCCTCTGGCAGGGAAGAAGAGAACTTCTCCCAGTCAAAGCCCCCGCCTGAACCTGCCGCAGTCGCTGCCGCCTCCGCCGCCGCAGTCGCTGCCGTTGCCGCAGTCGTTGCCGCAGCCGTGGTGCCGCCCAGAGATCCGTCCGCAGTCAATCCCTCTAGTAGCATGTAATTAGAACGTAACATCAGTCTCTCCCTCTGGTTCCTTCATTAGCTCGGATTCGAGCTTACGAACGTCTACTTTTAGTTTCCTTATGATATCTATCACAAAGGCCCGTTGGCCCTCGTTAAATGCCGATGTGTGAGAGTCCTTTTCCACGTATGACGTGCGCAAAAAGCCCGACTTCTGCATGAGGTGCCGCAGCACCCGATGCCCGTGGGGGGAAGAGAATGTCTGTTTAAAATCCGTAAAGCTCGCAAGCATTTTTACTCTTTGAAGATCTTTATCCAAGTTGCGTTTCTCCAGCCGTAATTAGTGGACTAACCTTATTTAAGTTCTCAGCACCTTGTGCAAGCTCCTGTGCCTTAAGCGCAGCCTCCTGTGCCGCTGCTCTAGCGTCCCTGATCTCAGCAATGTCCCGCTTCTTACGCAACACTTTCTGAGGGGCCCCATAGATCGCGAAATTCTCCCTGACAACCATTTCGAAATCAATTAAATCCACAGAACCGGGGTCGATTTGAAACGCAGGCGCGCTGGAAGCAATAGCAGATTGTAACGCTTGGGCTTCTTGCATTCTCTGAGCCCTGGCAATGGGGGAAGAATATCTTGCTTCTAGTCCGATATCTTGAAGCTCGGGCGGGGGTGTTCCTATAATGTCGCCGCTCCCGTCATCCACCTCAATCATCATGTCCAGCACCTTATCAATCAAAGGCCGTAGGAATTCAGGCTCCTGGCGACCTAGCACGGGGCCGAGAAATCGCATCTGTTCCTGCACTCGCTGGTTTACTTCCACCGTCGTCATGCGGTCGTTTTGAGCCAGGTTTAGGCGGTCAATATAAAACGCCTGTTGCACCCTCGCCTGCCGCTCACGCAAAGCCTCAAACCCAAAATCAATACGAGAGTCATTGAAGATCGGCTCCACCCGATCCGTCGTGCCGGCGCGGTAGTAGTTCACTCCGCCGGGGCCTGAACGTAGCGGCCGCACAAAGCCGTCGTCCGGCATCTGCACCGCCGGGTCCACAACCTTCTGTGCGCCGATTATCATGGTCTTCGCCATAACATTTAAGGTCTTCGCCTCTGGCAAGGCATTCATTGCAGGGGACCTGCCATACACTTCGCCAGAGATTTTAGTCCAACGGGATACTAGGTACGGGAATCTTCTGAAGCGAGCCTCGGAGAGTTCCTTCTTGTCCGCCTTCAAACAGTAGCAAGACCAGAAAGGCATCGGGTTTGTACGATCGAAATCCATCCGATAAACGGCGTGCACTATTTCAAACGGTGTCCGCTCATTCTTAAAAAAAGCCTCAGAGACCTTTCGCCCGAAAGCCGCTTCCACGGCCGTTTTCGAGGTTATGTCTATGCCCTTCCCAAACTCCTCTAGGATTTGTCTTGCGTCCCACTTAAATACCCTATAGACTTCATCTATCTCACCTGCCGCATTTTCGGCAACAAAAATCTCCCCCAAGTGTTTAACGCTAAATCTGACAAGAGTGTCTTCATTCTTTTCCACCGTCATGGTCCCTGTTCCAAAGGAGCAGAGGTCGAGATAGTATTCGTGGATTTCGGATTGGAAATTGGAGTTGTTGAGCACGCGGTGCACCCGGCGCGTGAGTTCCTGTAGATACTCCCGCACTGGCTCAAGACGGTCGATGGACTCGTTCGCGGCACTTAGTTCGAACCAAAGTGTCGCAGAATTAGTGAGAGTGCCGTGTAGAGCAGAAGCAAGCAGATCGCAGGACACCATTGCTGTGTTGTCATAGAGCTGCACGCCCTTCTTCTCTCCCGCCACATTTGTGCGGTTAAAAGAGTTTTTCCTTGGCAAAACGTAATCGGCAATGTCTTGCCAGTGGGTTTCCCACACGCCGCGATCGGCTTTTAGTTTGTCCTGTCTAGAACAGATCTGCTCCGCTGTCAGCTTCATAAAATTCCTTTTTGGGAATTGGACATAAGAAGATCCACGCCCCGAGTTTGTTTTTGTCCGGGACGATCGGTCATTATCTCATAGAGCTTCTGCATGTTAAGCCGCGCCTTGTACTTCGGGTCCGTCCCCTCCAGTGCTTTGGCAATCTCTCCCTGCACGTTCTTATTCCTCTGGGCCTGGCCGCTGGTTGTGAGGCCGCTGGAAGAGTTGAGGAGCCCGACAAATTCGGCCCTGCTCTCTTCGTCGAGCGTTGGGTTATTCGTCGGCGTTAGGGAAGTGAGAAGGGATATGCGCTTGTTGCGCGTGTTGGTTTCGTATTTCTTTTGTCCAAGCTTAAATCCACTACCTACATTCATGTCAACCTCACCAAGTTAAAGGATCATACTCACTGTCAGCCTTATCGGGATAATCGTCACTTTTTAAAGTGTGCTCTTCGCCACGAAATCCCACGGCAAAGGTTCTCATTGCATCCGCACCGTGGCTAGCCCAGTTGTGTTTCGGCTTAAGAGAGTAGACCCCTTCCTTGGAGTCAAACGACCTTTCGTAGGATTTCAAGGACTCAATGCCGTAGCCGCACTTCCCCTCGTCAAACCACATCTTCCCCAAGGTCCCCCTCACGGCGTTTATCCCGTCTTCGACCTTCTGTCTTTTTACGATTTCAATATTTTTCAAGCCCAAAGCTTTCAGTGTTTCCACCCGCGTGGTCCCGGTTCCCAGCTCCCGGGCCTGGGCGTCGTGTGGCAGGAAGTGCCTCCCGTAAATATAAGGCTTCGCAAGCATTTCTTTTGCAATCCAAGCTAACCCCTTCCCGCTTACCTCGGTGTAGTCAATCGCATGCAGTTCTCTCCCGGTTTGCTGGACGTACCAAATGGCAGTGCTGTCGTCTATGCCCAGATCGAACCCCGTCATGACGGGGGCGTGAGTGTCGTATGGGACGACCCCGATCCTTTTTGAATCCTGCACCGCTCGCATTTCTTCCTTGTAGTATGCCCCCACCAGGGCGGCTGTGAAGCTGCACTCATATTCCTGCTCGTATTGCTCTGCAGACATGAAGGATCGGGCGGCTTCAAGCTCTCGCTGCGGGATGATTTTAGTCTCGCTCGCTTTGAAGAGGGCCGCGAACCACTCGCCGCTGTCGTCTCTTCGCGCTCTCCGGTAGAGGTCTGCGGCGTGGTTTGCTCCAAGGGGGGTCGTGATGAACAGGGCCCCTCCGAGCCGATCCGAGAGCGCCGGCCTCAGAACCGAGGTCCATATTTCAGGATCAAAGGAGGCGTATTCGTCCAGCACCACAAAGTCCAGATACATCCCCCGCAGGGAGTTTGGGTTTTCGGCACCGAGGAGGATGATTCGTACGCGATCGTCGCCACGGGGGATATCCACGCGCAGCTCTGATTCGTTTATCTCCACCCCCGGGATTTGTTTCACACTTTGCTTGACGTAGTCCCACGCCACCCGCTTCGCGGCTCCGTACGTAGTTCCAATGTAGGCTATCTGCGGATTTTTTCGCACGGACCGCAGCCCCCTATCAAGCATTTCGTTCACCGCAAGCACCGTCTTTCCAGCCCTGCGGTGGAGAATGAGCACGTTAAAACGCTTCATGCGTTGATGCAGGTATGCCTGCAGTGGGCGTGGCGTATAGTCAGTGGAGACGGCGATGGTTTTCCCGTTCATTTCTTCTTCTCCACCTTGCCGTCAAGCTCGTCCTCAGTGGCAAGAATGCCCTCCGGCTTCACGACGGAGACCTCGACCACGAGCCGCTCTTCTTGCAAAAGCCTCTCTTGAGCCTCGTCAAGCTCCTTAAAGGCAGGGGTGTTAGCGTACCCAACGTCCCCCTCCCTCACGATCCCCGTAGAGACGACAATCCTTGCGATCCCAATTTCTCCTGAGAACTTTTGCGTTGGAGAAAAACGGCGGGCATCGGAAACCCCAGCCATGTGTTTGTAGGTGTCAACCTGTAGTCTCGCTTTCGCTATCTCTTCCTCTTCGGCAGGAACAGACTCCACGATATTTTCAAGCTTATCGAAATATCTTTCCGCGCGATCCTTGCGCGCCTCATCCACGATGTCCCGGAAGTGCTCGTGGTCCCGCCGCCAACGGCAATATTGCCCGTAAGTAATGTCCACCTCCGCACAGGCTTTTTCCGTGGGCTTGCCCTCCAAGAGGGCAAGAGCGAATAGCTCGCCTTTGGCAGGGGAGTAGCGGGAGGAGGAGTCTTGGATCGGGATCCAGCGCATCTTTCCATTGTGGCGCTCTGGGTAGTAAGCCAAAAGATCTTCGGCAGAGAGTTCTTTTTTGGTTATTTCTCCAGAGAAGAGGTCAATCTCCTCTGTTAGCCCCTTTTCGTTTATGTACACGTACTTGCTGCTCAAGCGTTGACCTTCTGTTGGCAAAGGGGTGGGGGGACTTTGAAATTTATATAT